CTCTGAAAACGAACCGCAGCAGATTGTGCCTCAACCATTGTTTTATTATCATGTTCAACAGAATCAGCAGTATACTTTCCACCTTCAGATGGATCAGTACCTTTAGGCAATTCTAATCTATTGGTCAGTCTTTTAGTTGCTTTGGCCATACCTTTATTACGATTCTTCATTTGAAGTTTCGTAGGTTTAGATGGTTCGTTTTTATATTTTTGAGCATAAGCCTTTTTGAAATATGAATGTGTTAGTTCTTTTGATATTTCATCAATAGATTCTACTTCTTCATTCTTACTCATCAAGTAAGTACCAACAGTATTGATATAATCAGCAGCCAAAGTTACTTTAGATTGTACCCATGCAGGTAATTGTTTTTCGTAATCTTTACCAATATATTCACGAATCATCTTTGAACAACGGTCAATATCATCTAATTGATTTAGTACCATACTACCTTCATCATCCAACATCTTACCCATGGCGATAGCGATATGATTTTCTGATATTTGTGGCATAACATGTTCATGTATTTTAGCAATATAGTTGTAGTCTTTCATTGTCAACATACCTTTATTGCGGATGTTAATCAACTTCTCCACAACACGGTGCAAGTCCATGTCAGATTTCAAATCTTCTCTGGCCAATTCTAAAACACGAATGAGCAATGGAATATCTAATGTAACAGTATCTTTCTTGTCAACTGCTTCATCTAATGTATCTTCCAACATTCTAGTATTTTTCCAGGTGATGAAAGCATTTGTTTTAGAATGAGCAACTTTCTGGTCTTTGGTAGCATATTTTGGATTGATACCTCTAGACATAAGATATTTGTTTAGTGTTGCATCTTCAGACATATTGGCCTTTGCAGACCAAGGATCCATTGGATTTGTTCCATATGTTGCCTGAGGTGCAGTACCTTTGACAATTGCTTTAAGTTTTTGTGCTCTTTCGGTCATGGTTTTACCTTATTCGGATGTTCCTGCTTTTCCAAGCATTTCATTCTTCATTCTTTTAAGTGTTTTTGAAGCAAGTTCTTTTGCATTATTCAAAGGTTTGTTTTCTGCATTAGTAATGAATGGTTCATCCATTTGACTTGTTGGACCTTTAGATTCCATTGTTACTTCTTCTTTATTAAGATTAGCTTTAATTCTATCTTTCAATCTTGTAGCATGTTTTTTAGTAATCATACCTTTTCTAGGACCTGTTTGAGCAACAGTTGGACTAACTGGTCTATTAAGCAAACTACCATAGGGAGTTGGAGTGTCGTTACGACCTTCTTCAACAGTTTCAGATTCTTCTCTCATTGATTTCAAATGCTGAGCGTGTGCTTGTCTTAGGTCACTAATTGCTTCTTCCGGACTTCTAGAACCAGCAGTTGCATCACCAGAAGCATCATGGTTCATTCCATAACGTGTACCTGTTCTGTGTGAATATGAACTAATAGAGCCAATCTTTTTACCTTTGTGGCTAACATCTTGGTCATGTCCACCTTCCGTATTCTTCACTTTTTTACCAAGAGTAATGTGTGTCATTATATCTTCATCCAACTCAACTTCTTCTTTTTGAGTTGGTTTTTTACCAGTTTGTGGCACACCCATCTTACGTTGTAGGTCTTTACGTTGGTCCTCATCGGAACCACCAGTCAATGCTTTGAATGCTTTCTTAGCAACAGACTTCAAACCTTCTTGTACTGCTTCTTCATTCTGTTTTTTGTAGTATGCACCAAGAGCCATTTTCTTGCGTTCAGCCTTAGACTTACCAGCAAATTTTGGATTGTCTGAATGAACAAAGTCATGAATCCAATCACCAGCAGATGCATCTTTAGAAAGAACTTCATTAATCAATTCATCAATGATTGGTTCTTCGTAATTTTCTCTCATCTTTTTAAGTGTCATGGCAAGACGAGCACGTTTACCGGCAGTACCAGAATCGTGTTGGTGTTTTGAAGCATATGCTTGTACAGACATTCCAGCTTTCTTAGCTGCAGCGGTTTCTGCGCCTGGATGCTTAATTGCACCAGCAATCCAATTCTTTTCTTCCAATGATTCAACTTCTTCTTTTTTGTATCCATGTTTTAGTGTTTTAACTAAATCATTTTCTTTTTTCCAATTAGTTTTTCCAGATTCCAAATCGTCATAATTAGGTCCTTTTGGTGTATCATCTTTTTGTTTAGAACCACCGTAACGAGTACCTTTCTTTACACCTGATCCACCATTTGGTTCTGGTTGACGAGGACTTTTATAGTCAAAAGCATTTTCTTCAAGTTCTGCTTCTTCAGCTTTTAATTTAACTTTAGAAGATTTGAAATCAGAACCAGGACCAACATCATCTTTCTTATTGGTTTTGATACGACCAACAAGAGTATCTTCTGTTTTTTCTGCTTCTTCTTTAACTTTTTTGCCTTTTTGAGCACGAAGGATTTCAAAATCTTGTTTGTCCAAATGACCATTATGGTTCTTGTCCAATTTTGTTTGATTACCCTTTAATTCTTTTTCCATGATGCCTCTAACTGCATCAGCAATCGCATCGTTTTTCTTTAAGTTTATCATTGTTGTTCTCCGTTTTAGCAATTCCATTTTCTCAAAGACTTGTTGATTCTAGAATCAGGATCATGTGCAGTCTTAGCAGACGTTAATCTCTTTTTCATACCAGACATTCTGGCACAAAAAGACTTTCTTCTATTTGCAGCTTTACTTCCTGCTTTTAACTTAGATGGCTTTGTCGTAACAGCCATTGAAAGTTTAGAACCAGGATGTTCTTTGCGATATGAAGCAATACCTTTTCTATTTAAGCCACCTTCTGGATCTTTTCCAGCCGAACGCTGCCATGCAGCTGTTTCTTCTAAAAATTGTTTGAAATTTATCATTTCTTTTTCTTCTTAACAGTAGTATAATTTCTATCCTGGTCTCTATATGTTTGCATAGGTTCTTTATTAGTTGCACTGCCAGCAGTACCACTAACACCCATATCACAAGCACCTGGATCGTCTATTGCTTCTTTAACTCTATTTCTGAAATTCTTAAAGTCTACTTGTTCTCTATATGTTACATCGCCTAGACCTGACATAGGGTATACTGTTCCCTGAGTGCGTGTATCATATTCTGGTCCAAGGCCCGTCACATTTCTCATTCTTTGATTTGCTGACGGGGCATTGGAAAATCTCTTTTTACTTACTTTGTCTTTGTCTTTGGAGAAGTTGCTTTCTTTTGGACTTGGGAAGATTTGGATGTGCGGGGTGCTGGCTTTTTCTTCGGCGTAGGTTTTGAAGGCGTAGGTTCCACGCTTTTTACCTCCGTTCCACTTGATATCTCCGGAGTTGGGGTCACTTGCTCTGTTGTCTGGGGTAATGTCTCCTGGACCATCGGCTTTTGGACCTCCTCCACTTTGGATTCTTGGACCTTTGGTGCTGGCTTCAACCAATCTAGTACTTTCTTTAACATGATAATTTTCCTTAAAATAATTAAATGATTCATTGGCACCCAACTTACCATGATTTTCCAACCATGAATAAGAAATTTCGCCATAGTTTTTACTGTCTATAAATGTATTTATTTTTTTATAGGTCTCAGTAATATCTTCCTCAATAGATTCAATTTCTGAACTATTGTCAAAATATATGAAGTTATCAAAATTTTGCACGTAAGATTCTTTACAAGATTGGGCAAGTTCCCATTTTTCTCGTCTGATTGATTCAGCAACCATTTTTGTCAGACGTTGATTTCTTTCTTGGCTGGCTTCATTGGTTGTATTTACGAATACCATAATTGTTTCGTAACCAAGTTCTTCCAGTTCTTCTTTGATTGTAATGATGCGTGAATGGTCATCAGCAGGTCCGTTGATGATTAACGGTCCACGATTTCTGACTGCTTCTCTGCGGAAGTCATTTGACTTTTCTGCCAACTTTTGTTTGTCCATTAGATAATCAAAAGCTTGTACTGAATTCAACTCTACTGCTCTTGATTCGGCGATTGCTTCACGGATGATAACATCTTTACCAGAACCTGGACCACCTGTCACAAAAATGGCTTTGAACATACCACGATTGTAAGATTCGTGTAATCCCATACCTTTTCTTGTATCGTGCATCAACTCTTTTGCATGAGTGTCGGAAACATGACCAGGAACACCCTGTTTGAACTTGGCAACATCTTTGTTCTTGGCGTGTTCACGCATTTTGGTACCAGACATACCAGTTGTACCTTCTGCATCTGGATCACGTTCACCAGCTGAATGTACATGAATTTTTTTGAAATTGTACAATGCACCTTCTTGTGTACCATTGTACTTGTGTAATTTTTCTTTCATTTCTTTTACACGGTCAGAACCAACCACCATATGAAGATGTGTTACACCTTGTTTGTGTAATTGAGCTGCATGATGTAAGAATGTTGGATGTTCTTTGTCGGATGCAGAGAAATTTGTACCTGAAGAATATCTCTTTAGATGTTTAACCTTCTGTGCAGCAGATAAAGGATTTTTCTTTGCATCTTGTGAATGGGATGTGACAACTGTGTGACCAGCATTATGCTTTGCAGCTACTTCTTTAACTTTGTCAATTAACTTCAAGTGGCCAGTGGTAGGCGGATTCATTCTACCAAAAGTAAAGACATGGTGTTTTTCACCTGTCTTTTCTTCGTGTAAGATATCTAAAAATGACTTCATTTACTTTTAATCTCCGGCTGTTTGGCCAGAACCTTTTATTGAACTCAATGGATCGGATTGTGAGCTAAATTTAATTGCGTGTCTAGCAAAAGTTTTACCTTTATGCTTAAAGTGAATAGAACCACCACTATGATGAACTTCAATGTTATGTGGATCATTCAAAATATGTTCATGGTGTTTGCTTGGATCCATTGAATGGTGACCAAATCCAGAACCAGACTTGTGTGAAACGTGCCTCAAGTGATTGTGACCTTGTTTCTGCATTGGTGTTGGATGAGCATGAATTACATTTCTAATATGATGAACCAAATCTTCTTTTGGTGCAGTTGATAAATGATGGTGCAAATCAGATGCAATTTTATGTAAAGTTTCTGTGTTCTTTTTCTTTACATGTTCTTGCATTTTAGGATCATTACGCATCATTTCTTTTCTTTGTGATGCATTTGTGGCATGTGTTCCTAATTTTGGATACTTTTTAAGAATAGCTCGCCTATGTTCATCATGTGTTTTCTGTGCATTAGGACCGGCAGCTTTAATGCCTAAATTTGAAGTTGGAACGTGATGAGAGCTAGTATCTGTAACTTTCAAACTAATGCCGTGATGTAAAACTTCCATTTTTTTTCCTATTATTTCTTATGAGTAGTTATAACAATATCGGAAGAATCTTCTTTTTGTGATGCTTTGATACCAGTTGTTCTCAATAAATCGTTTGGTTGGGATGTCCAATGAACTTGATGTATTTTATGTCCGTTCTTTTCTACACTCTTTTTAATATCTGATGCAGCTGATTTTGCTCTGTCATTCATTTTTTTATAATCATTAGGATGTACAGTCTTTTTCAATCTGTTGTGAGCTTCTTCTGGACTATCTCCATGTTTGTCAGGATGCTTTTCCATGTGTTTACCACCAAGAAGATGATAACCAACTAACAGTTCATGCATTTTACCTTTGGTGTCTGATGATACTTTACCTTCAGTAGGACCACTATCTTTTGCAGCCTCATTTAATTCCTCTACATCTTCGTCCCCATCTTCTGAGATGTAATTTTCTAATTGCATCTTTTCCAATTCTTCATCATCTTCGGCTCTTAGACGCTTCAATATTTTATCAATTTCTTTATCACTTAGATGTTCTTTTTTCTCGGATAAGAGTCCAGCTCTTTTCAACCAAATTTGAGTTTGTATTGATGTCATTTTCTCACCTTTAACAGATTTTGTTTAGCGAATTCGGCACGATTAACCAGTTTAGTTGGTTCATTTGCATGGTGTACAACGAAACCTTCTGGTTTAGATTTCTTACCATCAATATGATGGTGATAACGTCCCTCATGTGTTTCCAAAGAATTTACCAATGCATTTTTGGCTTGTTGTAAGTGGTGGTGCATCGCAAACAAGTTACCATAATGTGCCTTGTGTTTTTCTACATGAGCAATCTGTGACTTACCTTCACCTATTTTTTCTGCCTTAGCTTTTTCAGTCTTAACTTTGGCCGCTTGTTTTTCATGTATATCATGCAGGTGTTCTTTGAAACCCTTAACAGATGGAACTTCATCATGTCTAACTGTTTTATTGATGTATGTGGATAAATGACCAGTTTCACCGCCATGTTTGGGGTGTACTGCATCGTACATTTTGTGTCCATGTGTGTCATGGATTTCTTTTGCTGCTGCCATATGAGATTGAAATTTCTTCTCATTTTCAGCGGAATGTTTAACTTTACTGGTGTCATGTTCTGCACCGTGAATATGAACATCTGGATGTTCTTTGAAGTTTTCATGGTCAACATGAGGTGAAGCGTGTTTCATATCATCACTGTATTTGTGATGAACTACGATGCCAACCTTAGACTTTTTTACCTTGGCGGCATCTTCTTTACTTTTAGGTGTATAAGTGATTGTATTTGGTGTGAAAGACACTTTACTGTCTTTTGCTTCCAGAATAACATCTTCATGTAGTGTTTTAGTTTCTGTATGATGCATCAAATCACCTTGATAAACACCATGTTTTGGTGTCACTTTTGGTAGGTGTTTGAGTGCGTGTTTTAGAGTTTTTGCAAGACCTGGTGCGTGTCCGTGGTTCTTGTCAATATCTTTTTCTGTATGATTAATCTTTGGATCTTTGTTGAATGCTGACTTAGTTGCAACAAAGAATTTACCATTTTTTGGATGATGACCGAAAACAAGAGATGGAGAACCATCATATTTCATGGTCAGATTAGTATTACTTGCGCCGGCCTTCATGTGTGCATGAGCCTTCATTAGTGCTTCATGTGCATGTTCAAATCCGGCGTGGCCGTGCATTAATGGACGGTCTTCGGCATGGTGAATGTGCTTAAGTTCGCCGCCTTCAGCTTCTTCTTTTAAGAATGATTGAAAAGTTAACATTGATTATACCTCTAGAAATGCAACACACTTTGGTTGCCAATGGGCTTATTTATACAATTTTTTATTCAATATAACCAAACTTTTGAAATATTGGGTTAGATACATACTGACCGGAAATCAGTCTAACATGTAGTCTCCGGTTCTAGCAATCGTTGTTCCAACATTCAACATATCAAATTCCAATAGTTTTTCTCTAGGAACATTAAGAAAGTGGCAATGTTCCGTATCTAAACCCTTGTTCATCAACTCAAAATTCTTATAAATTATTTGTTCATATTCATCAACCAGAGATAGGCACCATGAATACATTCTGGTTTCTAATATGTGTGTAGAACCAAATTGATTCTGCACTTCTATAGGCATCCAACTGTTCAGTCTTTTCTTGAATATGAACTTACCATCGGTATTGTCATAATCTCTCATATTGAAATTGTCTTGTAATTTAGACCGACCACCAAGTTTGAACATACGACCTTGCATAGTTTTGAAGTCATATTTACCTTTTAGGAAAGTTATACTTCTCAGCAACAGAAAGTTCTCACCAAAACTCTTTAATTGTTCATGTGTATTGAATTGTTGAGCCTGTTGGTCTTTACTCAAGTCTATGAACATATCAACTTTAGATTTTATATTATCTATTTTATGTTGTTCAATAGGAGTAACTGAACTATCCGTAAAGACAATAAATGGATCTTCCGTCTTGTTTCTAATACTTTCAAATGTTTCCAATGTCTGTTTGTATCTGTCTTCCAGATTGATGACACCAAAAGTTGGTTGCATACAAGATGTAACTAAGAATATATTTTTCATTTTTGAACCACTCCCTCATAACAGAATCTAGGCCATGTATTTTGAACCAACGTGCCAACTGGTGGCATAATAGGATGACTTACAATATTAAAGAAGTCATTATTGTACTTTGCACCTATCCACATTTCTGGTTTGTTTCGGTTAGAATCAAATGTGTTTAGTGGCGTTGTTCTTCTCATTTCATTCCACCAGTCATTTTCTGTAATGTCTGGAAGTTTATTGACATACTCCGATTTAGTCCACCAGAAACCACCAGAATAGTGTGGAACAGGCCAAGTGCCAAAGTTAACACCAGATACTGAATGGTCTTCCAGTTTATCTGTACAGAGTTTCCAGTTCTCAATACAACCCCACTGTAGGAACTTTCTCCAGAAATAATAATTGACAAATGGTTGATAGATTTTTTCTTCTCTCATTCGCCATGGAACTGTAATACCTTTTGCATGGAAATACATGAAATGTGCATCTTCACGCTTGGCATGTTCTTGCAGATATTTCATTGTCAATGTTTCATCGTGTATATTCTTCTTTTGATAATCAATTTTAGAAACGTGTTGTAATGATAGATTTTCCTCTGTATCATCATCCAAGATTATCTTTTCAAGTATTTCAATCTTACCAAATGTATTACAGATACCAGTAAACATTTCAACTTCTTCTTTTTTACCTATACAAACAACATACATTTTTTCTATGTGTTCATATAGACCAGAATCAATGGTTGCAACTACTTGTTCCAGAAAATGATTATACCAACAACCCGTTTCTTCTGTCAAGTATATGTGATAATATAGGTATTTCTTCATGCGTTTACTTTGAATTTCCTCAGTGTATCTTGTCTATCAACAAAATTAGATTGACGACCATAATGTTCTTTTAGAATCTCTGGATATCTTTTGTACAAATAGTAGTTCATTTCATCCATAGCTCTTTGTTTATCGTAGTAACTATCTCTGAATGGTTGATGAATCATACCTGTGTGTACGACATTTGCTGGACACTGGAATAAATCATAGAATGTTTTATCAATACCCCATGCAATTTCTAAGTCCCAATGACTGGTGAATTCCATTAAGAATCTGAATTTTTCATCGGTAAAGAAACAAGAACCCATTTCAATGAAATTAGTTTCACTAAAATCACAAGTTGGGTCATTGAATAGTGGTGCATAAATCAAACTTGAATCTGCCGGCATTGATAGTTGCCAATATTCAAACTTAAACTTCTCAGCTAACTCAAGTCCTTTGTTGAAGTCTTGATAACCAGTAATCAGGTCATCATCAACACAACCAATATAGTTGTATTTCCCCAAAGGAATATCTTTGGCCACTTCCTTCATAAGTTGCCATTTATGACCGTTGATGCGAACCATATGGTCATAAGAACCAGGTTCTGGAACAAAATCATTGTAAACAACCAAAAGAGTTTCGTAGTTTCGTTCATTGTTTGTCCATCTCCAGTGGTCCTCTTTCTTCCAACGTGGATCGTGTGGCATCTCCATGCCAACGGGGCATATAATTAAATTTGCCATTATTCAACCTTAAACTCTGGGAAGTAACGCACAAAAATATCATTCTTGTTTGGTCGGATATTCTTTGTTCTCATTTTAATTTCGTTGTAGAAATTCCATGCAAGAGGAATGATACAAAGTTTATCTACATCACCAAATTGCGATTTCAGATATTCAGTACCAAAGATAGGCACAGAACTTCCTGGTGTAAACATTCCTTGTTTCAAAGGATTGTCATCAATAATAAAGTCTGGACCTTCTTGTGCAAAATTCATTAATGTATTACCTTTTGCAGGTGCACCATAACCAACTACAGGAACACCTGTACTTCTCATGTCTCTAATGATAGATGCAAATTGTTTTACATTATTCAAACAATTGGCTGCATATTCATCATATGTCTTTTCGGTGTAAAGTCCTTTTTGTGCCTCAAGTTCAATTAGATTTGAGATATGTGCAGGTGCAGACTTAGACTTTGATATGATAAAGATGTAACTTGTTCCATGTACTGGACTCTTAACAACATCAACCAAGTTTAGATTAGCTCTCTTACAAAGAGCATCAATTGATTTGATATTGTAGAAAGAAAGATGTTCATGATAAATTGTATCAAACTCACCGTTCAGAATCATATCAGATTGTGAGGTGGTTGCAAACAATAAACTATCATCATGCATTACATTTCTAACATTCTCCAACAATTCTAGTTGATTGAAGTTGTGTGCAAATGCATTTTGACAGGTAATAACATCAAATTTCTTATTACCAAATTCTTTGCCCGTGAAATAGTCACAAACAATCGTATGATTCTTTGATGATGTTGCATATAGATTTTCAGCTGGGTCAACACCAAAAGTGTATGCACCATATTTTTTGAAGTAATCTAATTGACTTCCATCATTACAACCAATGTCTAAAGCAGAGACTGGTTTTGATCCATACTTTTCGGCTGCAAATCTGGCAAACCAATCAAAGTAATCTAATTGTGTTTTTGTAGTTCCAGAAACATACAAGTAATCCTTGAACATTAAATCAGGATTAACACGATGTGTCAACTGTACATGGAAACAATGTGTGCAACGATTAATTGCCAACGGATAATGAACCTCATGTTCATCTTTTGTTTTCTTGTAGGAGTTTGCTAGTGGTTGTGAGCCCAAGTCCAAAACAGGAACAAGTTCTGTACTACCACAAGCAATACATTCATTAATTACTTCGCAATCATTCATAGTTCTAGCCACCTTGTATTCTGTAAGTACCAATCACTTACTTGTTTAATTCTTTCACTAAATGCAATCGTTGGTTCCCAACCTAACGACCTCATTAGACTACCATCCAGTGCATAACGCAAATCATGTCCTGGTCTTGAATTATGGAAATCAATCATTTCATAAATCAATTCTTTACCTTGTGCCTGTGCAACAAGTTTGGCAAGAGTCAAGTTATCAACTTCTTCTTTACCAACGATATTAAATTTGGCACATTTAGCATGGCCATAGTCAGATGGTGATTCTGGTTTCTTTGTAATCAAGAACAACAATGCTTCAGCAACATCAGCTGCATGAATATAGAAACGACTACCTGCCTCTGTACGGTCAGCATTTGAGTGAATGTAAATCTTTTCATTTTTACGAACACGGTCAACACACAAAGGAATAAACTTCTCTGGAGTTTGACGTTCACCAAACACGTTCATTGTGTGAGTAATCATCATAGGCATCTTGTAAGTGTTTTCATATGCAACACAGAATTCTTCGGCAGCTGCCTTAGATGCAGAATATGGATTGGTGGAGTTGTATCTTGCTCTTTCTCCGTATGCAACACCTGGAGGTGCAGAACCAAAGATTTCATCAGTACTGAAATACAAGAATGTTTCCAGACTATCTAATCTACGAGCAAACTCAAGTAAGTGAGTAGTACCAATGGTATTATCTTGAATGAATTCCATCGGATGTGTGATTGAACGGTCAACGTGTGACGAAGCCGCAAGGTGAAGAATAGTATCAATCTTACCATTCTTGTGAATGAAGTTACCAACGAGAGGATTAATTTCAGCCTTCAGGTCGTGGAAAACAATGTTAACACGTTTTCTGGTCTGTACATCATATTTTTCCAACACTTCACTTAAACGATTCAGGTTGCCAGAATAATCTAAACGGTCAAGTGTAGTAATATTCCAATCGGTTTTCTGAATCAACAAATCAATAACGTGGTGTGCAATAAATCCACAACCACCAGTAATTAAAACATTTTTACTCATATCAAACTCCAATAATTATTTTATCCAATACCAAACATCTTTTTCAGTCAAAAGAATTTCTTTGCCAACTTGTGCCGCAAACTCTTTGGCTGCACGATTAACACCTTCAATTGCAGTGAAATCATGTCCTGCAAAAATACCACCTGGTTTCAACTTAGAATAGTAATTTGCACAGTCTTTAGTTAGTTGTTCGTATGTATGTAGGCCATCAATAAAGATGATATCAAACTGTTCATCTACAAACAATTCAGCCGCATCATCTGATGTTCTACGAATCAATTCAAAACGATTAGAATATCCATCCAAACGTTTCAATACATTATAATACATTTCTTCACGGCCGGCAAGATGATTCCCGTTCCAATCAACATAATTTTCATATGGATCAACTGATGTTAATTCAAGTGTCGGATTTGAGTCAAGAAGAAAATTACTTGTATCACCAATATCACAACCGATTTCCAAACCAACTGGATTGACCATATCTTTTATCATCGCACCAAGGCCATAACCAGAACATAAATGCTCTGTACCAAAGGCCTGTGTTTCTGTATTAAATCTAATAATATCACTCATTATACTGTCCTATATGTAAAGAAATTGTTAGGGTCTTCCTGACCGAACTTGTCCATCACCAACTTTTTCCAAACTGGTACACGGTCATATTGATGTACAATACAATGTGGTACATAATCCGTTGTTGTGATAATTTTATTTTCATAATCAAAGATAGGTTCTGGTTCTGTCAGAAACGGTCTGAATTGATTTATCTTTGATGGGTCACCAGTTGTACCAAGTTGTACTGCCCATCCATCTTCTTGGTTAGTAAACAATACACTATCTTTATATGGTTGTGTGTTCAGTAACACATTATAGACCGCCTGGTCAACGATAGGAATTGGCCTGTTGATTGCATTAGTGAATATGTTGAAACACATATCTCTAACATAATGAGATTTACCACCAATGGTTCCTACGTTGAAAATGGTGTTGCCTTTGAACCTATTATAAACATCTGGTCCGTAAGTTTGAAGTAAGTTTTCATTACCCCATGGTTCATCTTGGTAACGAATAGATTCTGAACCAGCCACCAAAGACCTATCACCCATATTATCAGTAATCCATTTACATGGGTCTCTTTGGAAATAAACATCTTTAACATCGGTGGTTACAACGATATCATATATTGGAGTCCGATATAGATAATCATATATTGACCAGAATCTTGCAACATGAATTGGTGCATTAATTTTTGGCATCGCAATCAATTCAAAGCCATGATGTATGAGATGTTGACAGGTATCATCCGATGTGGCACCAACAACCATTACTTTATGTCCTTTGAAACCACAAGTTTCAATAGATTCAACCCAAGGTTTTAATTGGTTGTAGTTGTATCCTGAAAATGCACCGATGATTAAATTTTTCGCCATGGGAAAACTCCATTATATTTGTCATTCATTATTTTATTACCATTATGGAAAAAGTCTGCATTAACAGAACCTGGATTTCCATCTACTTTGTAATTTACTGTATATTTACCAGTACAATCAAAATTTGGGAAGTATTGTGAAAGAGCCGAAAACCAAACTCTATCTTGACCCCAACCACCGTGCCAAACTTGAGCCAATTTTATCGCAACTTCTGTTTTAAGGCAATAGCAATTAGTGTCTATATGGTTAATTCCATGATAAGTTTGCCATTTACCAAGTGATTCACAGTCATCATTGGTGATATAGTTACCATCTTTGTCATGGATTTTTCTGAGGGAATATGTCCAATCAAGTTTCTTTTCTTTGATTGTGTTGATACACGTTTCTACGTGTTCTGGTTCCATCCAACAGTCTTGATCCAAATACAGAACGTATTCAGTATCAATTAAGTGTGTGAATGCTGCATAGACTCGGTGGCCATAGAATCCTTTGGCGCCGACATTGATGGGTAGATAACATCTGTCTAAATTTTTTCTAGAAAGAAAGTCATCTGTAATGATTCTTGTTTTGGAATGGCTTTGTACACCATCAGCAACAACATAACATTTTGTTTCATAAGTTTGTTCAAGTACGGATTGAACAGCATCTTTCAACTCCGGTGAACCCGTAGTTGGTATAATCACAGTAGCAGTCATAATCAACCTCTAGTCAGTTTTAATATTTTCTCTATTTGTTTTTCAATTGCAGGTTTACGGTTAGGCCAGTAAATGTATTCCTTATCACCTGTACTATGTAGTTTGTTCAGGAAAGGGACAATCATCTTTTCAACTTCAGCTAGTCTATTTTTATAATCATCAGCAGTCTCTGCTGTCTTGTTGATTACTGAATTGTATTCCGCTTCAGATACAGCAGAGAAACCAAAATCATCTTCGGCATTTTCATACTGTTTCATAATTTTATCAAATTCTGTTAATGGCATTTATACACCACCCCCTCTAGCTTTAAGTGCTTTCAAATATTCTTTATCATCCAAATCTTCTGTTGTTTTTGTCAATGTACCTTTTACTGCTTGAATAGCTGTCGTAAATCTATAATTGTAAATTGGCATACTACCACCACGTTTTATACGAACACGTAATTTTAATTCTAAATCAAATTCTTTTGTATTTAATCCTGCAGGGTCACTACCCATATGATATAATCCATAACCACCAATTTGAATATAATAAGTATCTTTTGAATTGTAATATTTTGCAACAGAATCTTTTGGAATACTTACAAAGAAATCTTTGAAGTTTTCATAATCATAAGCAACATCAGATTTTTTGTATTGGGATGTTGGAACTGTAAATTTTCTTGGTGCTCCTTTTGAACCCCATTTTTTATTAACTAAAGCTGGAACACCTATTGCTGTTAAAAATTCTCGCATTTGTTCCGCTGCAGGTGTTTTTGCACCACCTAAAATCCACTTTTCATTTTCCAAATCATAATCTAATGAACCTTGACCAAAATCTACATTCAAATCAAGTTTAATTTCAATTTTATAATCTTTTTTATTATATGTTAGTTGTGCATCTGGTGCATTAGAATCTGAACCGGCTGGTTGGAAACTTGATTTTTCAACCTTAGCCGCTTTCATATTTTTATTTACAGCTGCTTCATACAATACACCTTTATTCGACATAATAATTCTCCATAAAAAGAGTATTTATCTGATAATTTGTATGTCTTTGCCTGAGGTCCAGATTTCAAGTTCTGTTCTTATACGACCTTCATTGTATAGAGTCTCATACCGATTGCAAGCCTTGTTTCGCCACCATTCAATCAAGTTTACCACTTTGTGTTTTTCATAGTTTTCACCAGGAATAAGCACGTCCGTCTTACAGTTTACATAGTCAACCATGTTCTTAAAACCATAATCACTGATGTAATATCTTTTCTGCTCTGTCAACCCTTTAGCCTTCTCAATCGTTGCTTGGAATGTGCCGCCTTCAGGAGTACCTTTAAGTGCTGCTTTAGTAAGTGATATAATCTTCATGGAGATTTTTAGTTTCTTACTAGAAGCATCATCCTCAACCAAAGGACCAACATTGCCTTGGACAAAATCACGTAAATCAGAATAAGGTTTACCGTGCATCATAGGTAGAAAATCAGAATCGGTAAGACCTTTATACCTGATATATGGTTTCATACCATCGTATTGTGAAACAGTCTTGGAACTTCCATAGAGACTTGTTGTTTCAAACAAACACAAATTCATATTATACTTCTTGTTAATAATCTCACGTACTTCATGTGAGGTACAGATTGCAGCCAGAAGTTTACCACCAAGATAATTATAACCAAACGGTTGTGCAGGTACGATAACAAAACCCATCATAGCAGAATCATTGAATCGTTTACCCCATTCAGGTTGTTGTGTAAACACTTGTCCAAGCATTTCATTACGAGGTTTCATATTGATTACGGGTGAACCAAGACGGATGAATCCTACATACTTTCCTGTATTCTTCTCACGCACTGCCAATCTAATCTGACGGCCGACCGGTGAAATATTAATGTGTGAAGATGTTATATTCAATAATGTTTCCCATGTTTCTGATGGTATTTCCAACACTTCAAAATCCATATCTTTTGGATGCATAGTGAAATCTTGGAACAATTCATCATCTATTGGAAACAGAGGTGTTGGCATTTCTGCCAAAGAATTTAATTTCTGGTCACGCATGTATTCATCAATACGGTCAAAGTTACCAAAGTAATCTTCAAATACTTTGGCACAATGTACCGCATCATCAAACTCTAACTTCATACCTTAAATCCAGTAAATTGTTTCTTCTGTGGTTTTTCACGGTCACCAAATGTGTTTAGTGGCTTATCGTGACCTGCATCAGCCAAACCTTGTTGTGCTGATTGTTCAATATCATACAGTCTCATTTTAGACCTGTCAATACCCAAAGTAAATCTCTTATGGAATGTTGGATCATTATAACGATTCTTCAACTGTTTCACCATAATCTGACCAAGTTCTTCTAGTTCTTCGGAAGAAATCAATGCGAACATCAAGTCTGCGGTTGCCGGCAAACCAAAAGACTCACTTGTGTCCTCAAGTCCGGGATCGGAAGAAGTAAATCCACTTCTAGTTGTTTGTGTCGCAGAAACAATAGGTACTCCAAACTCAACGGCAAGACCTCGCAACTCCTCGGCGATGGACTTAACGTAGGAATATGAGTTGACATTGGCTCCTGCTTTGATGCGAGAAGAACAACAAATATTGAGGTAGTCAATGAAAATAATATCAGGAACAAAAGACTTTTTAAGATTGAGTTCATTTAATAATGTCCTGAAATGTATTGATGAAGCCGATGCGGTTGGATACTCTTTGATGATAAGTTTACCAACAGTCTTTTCACGGAGTTTCGCAATCTTTCTATCATACATTTCTTTCGGCAAATCCATAAGGTCATCAATAGTCACATTCAACATATTGGCATCAATACGTTCAGCAATCTTTTCTTCAGCCATTTCCATGGTGATGTATAATACATTTTTGCCTTGTACCATGGCACCAGCCGCAACGTGACACATGAACAACGATTTACCAACACCAGTTCCTGCCAAAGCAATGTTCAGTGTTTTCTTAGGCAGACCACCTTTGGTTATCTTGTTGAATAAGTCAAGGTCAAATGGAATTCTTTCTTCTTTCTTGTGATAGAATTCATATCGTTCATCAGAGTTTTCAAGGTAATCGTGACCAACGGATGTATCAAATGTTACCGCCAATGCGTCCGATAGTATTTTGGGAATCGAGCCTTTGTCGTTGGTTTTGTCTTTTCCATCGAGAATAGAAATAGACCCCAATACTGCGTTGTATATGGCCTTCTCTTGGCAAAATGCTTCGGTTTTGTCAACAAGCCATTGTATCTTGGATTCTGTATCTTTAGTTTGTTCAATCTCTTGTAGATAAGTTTCGTACTTCTCCACTTCGTCATCTGTGAGATTTCGCCTTGCTTTGCCGGCCAATACAAGTGCTTCAATCGTTGGCGGAGAATTGTAAGTTTCTGTGAATGATGTAATTTCATTGAAAAGTGTCCTATCAGTTCTATCAGTAAAGTATTCAGGCTTTATGAATGGTAATACTTTACGTAGGTATTCATCGTTATAGATTAGGTTCTTTAATATCGTCTGTTCCAGCTTCATCAATTACTTCCTGTTCAATGTTAGATGACATTATTTCTACCAATAAGTCACCAATATAATTCTTAAATGTGTCGTTCTTTTCCAGTTTTGCTGGCTTCATCACTGGTGATTCTAACACATCGTAAGCAAAAAGTAAATAGACCTGGTCATTTTCTTCCTTAAATTTTACCTTACCATACTTGAAGATAGTATCTTTGTATGGCCCTTCCAAAAATTTAATGTTGACTGCCGTTTTGTCATCCTTTGGATAGATGTAGCAGTAATCTATTCCTTCAATCATGCTTCTGTTCCGTTCATAGTCTCAACATCAAATGTTTCGTCAATGTTGCTTGTCATAATTTCTCCTGATGCCACACGGTACTTGTTCTCAATGAAATCACGGAATGATTTCTGTTTAAGGATAGGCATCCAGAAGTCTTTAGTGTCAGTGTCTTTCTCACGGTAATTCTTTTCTTCAATTACACCATCAGCATCAACACGTTGATACCAACCATTCTTTGGTTTGATTACGTGTTTAGATTCAAGAGCAAGGTCAAGTAAGCCAGACCAAGTGCTGATACCGCCATCAAAAGATACGCTGACAGGTATTTTAGATTTTTCTTTAACATATCTAGATTTTTCTACGTTGATAATGAAGTTATATCCGGTAACTTCTGTACCGTCTTTTTCTTGTTGTCTGCCAATGATAAAGATATTATCGGCAGAGTAATATGAACCTGTACCACCACCAACGATATCTTTAGGGAACATACCAATCTCTTTGTATGTATGATTAACAACAATCATTGGAATATCTTTTAATGACAGGTGAGGTGTCACCATACGGAACAAACTCTTAACTTGTTTGGCACGTGACATATCAGCAACTGATTTCTCAGCCAATGCATCTTCAACTTCTTTCTTAGAGGCCAAGTTACCAATAGAATCAATGACGATAATTAATTTATCACCACGTTCTAATTGTGTCAACTGTGCCATTACATCGAACTTGAGTTGTTCAATGTCGGTAAGTGGAG